CCCACCTCGCTGTGGGCCGCAAAGGGACGGGCAAACTCCCAGCTGACACCCCTCACCACCTGTGGAAACCTTGGAACCGCAAGTAACCACTCGCCATGGCGACAGTGAGCCGGTAGATAAGACAAGAGGTAGGCACCGGAGGACTGAAGCCAATGCGAGTAAGCGACGGAGAGGAGACGGCCCTACACTTCCGCGACCTGGTGGCCAAGCATGATGTTGGCTTCCTGGCCCTGGTCGCGGCCACGGGTGGAGATGCCGCTATCGCGGACGCGATACTTTCGGGCAAGATCACCCCGCGACGGGCTCAAGTGGACCGTCTCACGTTCGCCATTCAAGCGGTAGTCCGGTTCTCTCAGCTGAGCCTGGATGTGGGCCAGTGCTATGGCTCGCTGGGCCTTAAGGACTTCCGGGTGAGCTGATGTGCGCCGCGGTCTATGCCCAGAGACATGGGGCCGGGTGGCCGTTCCTCCCGGCACGGGGTGGCCGCGGCCGTGAAGGATCGAGGCCGGCACCGACAGGGCCGCCCACCCAGCGCCACCAGGGCCGGGAGGAGCTGGCCCACGAGCTGGCCGCGGTGCGCCAGGCGCGCCAGGAGCTGGAGCAAGCTGAGGAGCGGCTGATCCAGCTCCTGGCCAGGGTTGAGGAGCGGCTGGCCCAAGGGCTGGCCAACAGTGAGGAGCAAGGGTGCGATGATGGGAACCATGAAGGCTGATGAGCGGCGCGAGCACGTGAACGAGATTGCCCAGGAGCTTCTACGCTACGCCATCCAGGAGCGTGGCTATGACGCTGGCGCCGTCCAGGACGCTTGCGCGGGCCTTGCGGGTGAGCTGGGGGTGCTCCGCGCCATCGCCATGGAGGAAAACGTGGCCGACCGGCTGGGCGAGGTGGCCCGTGTAGTGCTGGCGCATGGCCACCAGCGGTGGGCGGCCGAGAGGATGACAGTGGTCGCCGGGCGCTGTTGAGCCCGTGCCGCGCGAGAGGGCCGGGGGGTAGGGCTGATAGAACTTTTCGATGCGCCAAAGGGACGACCGCCCCCCGCCCTGTCATCCCCCCATTGGTACAAATGCAAAATCTTTGGAGGCCCTTGGCCGATGCGCGGGCGTAGCCGCAAACCAACCCTTCTCCACCTGGTGGAGGGCACCTACCGGGAGGACCGGCACGGGGACCGCTCCACCTTCGACGCCATGTGGCCAGGCGAGCCGGAGCCGCCGCCAGGTCTCTCGCCGGACCAGCTCGCCATCTGGTCCACCATCGCCGCGGAAGCCCCGGCTGGCGTGCTCCGGTCCGCCGACACCGCGACGCTGGGCCAGTACGTCATTTTGACGGATACCAGTCGGAAGCTGGCGATGGCTTGGGACCAGAGCGGCTGTGACCCTACAAGCCCGATCATCCGGACCATGGCCCGGCTCAGCCAGCACCTCCTCCTTGTGGAGACCCAGCTGGGCTTCACCCCTGCAAGTCGTAAAAGGGTCCGCCGTTAGTACCGGAGCCAATCCGGCCACAAGAGCTTGTAAGAAAGGCTTTTGGCAGTCTATGCCTTCTCTCTGACGGCACCTCAACACGGGGACAGAGACGTGGGCACCAGGCCTGGCAATAACGGCGATTTCTTTACCGCAAACCTGAATAGCGCAGGCGATGGCCATTTCACGGCCGACAATGCCGGCCAGGGCCGCCCCAATGGCAACGGAGGTGGCCAGGGCCACGGCCAGCACCAGGGCCAGGGAGCCGGTGATCCGTTCGCCGCGGCACCCCGCGACCTCCAGAACGCGGTCCAGGCCGCCCGCACGGCCCTCCAGAGCTCTTCACTCAATGCCATGGCCTCAGCCCGCGGCGAGCTGGAGACGGCCCTCCAGGGTATGCTCACGGCCGCCCAGAGTGCCGGCCGGGTGCTCTCGGCCGAGGAAGGCCAGGCCTTTGACGCGGCCAGCCAGCTTTCCGACCAGGTGGAGGCCCACCGCCAGGCGCGCCAGGCCGACATGAACCGGGCCGGGCGCTTCGCCGGCTCCGGGGCACTCCTGGACGGCTCGCCAGGCAACCGGGGCACGGGTGCTCCCGCCGATCCTTTCCAGAACCGCCAGGCCGCCAACGGGAACGGCCGGAGCCGCATCACGAGCGGTGGTACCGGCACGCTGTTCCGTCTGGCCGGTCCCGGCGGTCAGACCCACACAATCCGCGCGTTTCGGCCGGGCGAGCGGATCGAGGCCCACGCGCGCGCCACTCTCGGCCTGGCGCCGGATGCTGAGGACAGCGAGACCACGTTCGGTGGGCTCGTGAAAGCCATGGCCACGGGCGATTTTTCCGGCCTGGACAACCTGACCCGGAGCGCCCTGGGCGAAGGTATCGGCCCGGCGGGAGGTTTCTTAGTTCCGACGCTCCTCTCAGCCCAGATTATCGACCTGGCGCGCGAGCAATCGGCAATCACCAGGGCCGGCGCCCAGACGGTTCCAATGGAACAGGGCGCCGTCACAGTGGCCACGGTGGTGCGGGACCCTAAGCCGAGCTGGCGGCCGGAGCACGGCGTGATCCCGGAAGATCAGCCCGTGTTCGGCTCCCAAGCGATGGTAGCAAAATCGCTTGCCGTTATCGTACCTGTGTCGGTGGAACTCCTCCAGGACGCTCCGAATATCGAGGAAATCTTGCGCCGTCTTTTGGGTGCGGCGTTCTCGGCCGAGATCGACCGCGCGGCCATCGCCGGCTCCGGCATCGGTCCGGAGCCCACCGGCCTGGTGAACAAGGCTGGCGTTCCGCACAGCCTGGCGCTGGGTGGCGCTGGCGACATTGCCCACGTGGACCAGGTTGTCCGGCTCCTCCACGGTGTTCGCGCGGCAAATGCGGTGGGCCAGCTGGGCGTGATCATGCACAACGAACACGCTCTTAAAATTGATCTGACCAGAACACCAGACGGCGCCCTGATCGAGGCCCCGGCTACCTTCAACGATGCTGTGCGCGTCACCACAAACAACTTGCCCAGCACCGGCTCCGGCGCAACCTGGGCCGCCCCGATTATCGCGGGAGTTTTCAGCGATTTTCTTATCGCGATTAGGCAGCGCCTGCAAATTGAAGTTTCGCGCCTGGCAAGTCCTTACTTCAGCGCAGGTCAGGTGGCGATTAGGGCCATGATGCGCGCTGACATGGCCGTGCTTCGTCCCAAGTCCTTCATTGTTCGCGAGGGTGTCAAACTACAGTGACGACACTTTACCGCGCTACTACTTCCCGCACCACCTCCCACCAGGCATCGTTGGCGCGGGCCTGGCCGGGAGTGCCGGCGCCAGGCTGGCAAGGTGCGGGACAGGGCCAGCCTCTCCTCCCTTGGCTGGCCACGTCGGGCGCTGGTGGCATACAGCGCCCGGAGCCGCCGGCTGGTCTGGCCCATGGGCCAGCCGGCGCCACTCCCGACCTGGCCGCACCCAAGCGGTACACGTGGGTGATCCGCTCCAGCTCAGACGCTGACGACAACGGGTTTGCCCTGTCGCTGGCCGGGGTGGAGCTGGAGCACTACCGGGCAAATCCGGTGCTTCTCTGGGGACATATGGCCGAGGCCCCGATTGGGCTGGTCCAGCCCTTCCTCCGGGCTGGCCGGCTCATGGCTCACGTGGAGCTGGCCACGCATGTGAGCCCGCTGGCCGCCTACGTCGCGGACTTGGTAGATAGCGGCGTGCTCCGCGGGGCCTCGGTGGGGGGCAGGACGATCCAGGGCAAGCTCTCGCGCGATGGCCGGACCATGATGGTGAGTAGATGGTCCTTAGTTGAAGTTTCGCTCAGTCCGGTGCCGGCCGACCGCGGCGCGTTGCGGGTGGTTTAGGGTACCTGCCTTTTCGTTGCGCTGTGGCCGGGTTTCAGGCCAGGCCTAGACCCGGCTAGTGGTGTGGAGGAGGCGGGCGTGCCCGAGCCTGAGACCGGGGCGGGACAGTGGCTGAGCCAGTCCGAGGCCGGGCTAAGGCTCGGCTGGAAGCTCAACCGGGTGATCTCGGCACGCCGTAGTGGCCGTTTACAAGGACGCAAGGGGAACCGCGGCGAGTGGCTGGTGCGGGTGCCGGATGGCCTTGGGGTAGCCGGGGCAGAGCCGGGCTATAGCCAGGTTGAGACCGAGCCCGCAGCTGAGCTACGAGAGGAGCTAGCCGAGCTGAAGCACGCCCTCGGCCGGGCCGAAGGCCGGTCTGAAGCCTTGCTACAGCAGGTGTCAAGCCTGGCCGAGAACCTGGCTGCGGAACGAGCTCGCGGTGATCGGCTTGAGACGGCGTTGGCCGAGGCCCGCAAGAGCTGGCTGGAGCGGCTGATAGAGGCCGTACGGCGCTAGTGGCTAGAGGCAGACAGAAGATACTCTCTAGCCGGCTGCTACCGGCACCGATCGCATGGCATCGGGAGCTAAGGCGCGGGCACCAACTGTCCGCGTTGTGTCACTAGGACGCTGGCCGCAAGCGTGCCGACTTCGCATGAGCGATCCTGAGTGGAGCAGCCTGGCCTATGACGGTCTACTACCAGCACATCGGCGAGAGGCTTGCTGCGCGCGACTTCCCGCGAAGCCTAGGGACGCGAGAGGATGGTCTGAAGCGGTTCAGCTTGCGCGACATCGAGCCGTTCCTACGCAACCTACCGCCCGACGAGTTGGCCGACATTGCCGCCAAGCTGCACGACTTGGCGCCGACCGGGTTCCAGGTCTGGGGCATCCCGTCCGGCGCGGCCGGCGTGCTCGCCCACATGACGACAGGCGACTTCCTCCTGCTGCTCGAGAGCGTCGGGTTTCGCTACGTCGGGCAGGTGATCCACCGCGTGAGCGAGCTGTGCTGGGACCTGTCTCAGCACATCTGGGGCGAGCAGCGCTTCCCGATCCTGATCCTGCTCCAGGGCGAGCTGATCGACTACGCCTGGGCCGAGTTTGTCGAGGAGTTCGGTTTCGCCGCGAACTACCACATGCGCGGCAATACGATGCGTCTCGCCGAGGAGCGGTTGCTCGCGTCGCGGTTTGGTGGCGAGGAGGGCTTTATCGCCGCGCTCCTCGCGACGAAGGGCGTTCATGTCGACGACCTCAAACGCGACTTCTCAGAATTCGCGGACAGCCTAGTCGCGCACTTGAGAGCCGTGCGAGCCCGCGAGCGGCAGCACGCGTTTCGCGTTGCCGTGCTATCGGCCCAAGGTGGGCGTTGCGCCCTGTGCGGCCTCGACGTTCCGGTGGCGCTCGAGGCCGCGCACGTGGTGCCGAAGGAGGCGGACGGGACCGACGACCCGCGGAACGGACTGGCCCTGTGCGCCGTCCACCACCGGATGCTCGACGCGCACCTGGTCGGGATCGAGCCGGACAGCCTACGCGTGATCCCGCGTTCGCCACATTCCTTGGAGCAGTTGCGGATCGTGAGCGACAGCATCAGGCACATGCCCCGACGGCCGCACACGAAAGCGCTGGCGTGGCGCTGGCGCCGGTTCGCTGGGCTGGAGCCCCTCTCGTGACCTAGTTGATAAGGTCTGACGCTTGTTTCCCTCCGCCATGGCCAGCCCGTCCGCGGTGGGGCCTAGACAAGTCGCGGACACGGCGCTCCTGGCCGAGGCCCGCAAGAACTGGCTGAAGCGGTTGCTCGAGGCCGTGCGGAGGAGATGATGGAGTTGCGAACCATACTCGACGCCAGCCGAGCGGAGCTGGTAGAGGCGCGGCAGTTATCGTAAGACTTTTGCATGATTAGGTATCTGGTCAATACCCAGGTACTTTTTCCGCTGCGCACGCATCACATGTTGTGGCAAAAGGCGGTCGTGCAAAGGTCTCACCCTCTCGTCCTTACTGGTTAGGGAAGCTTGAACTGGACTGGTTAAGCGTTTGGGTACACGCATTGGCTAGCGTCCTTTCTCAAGGTGGCTGGGCAGAAGTCATAGGTTTCGCAGCTTCGATAGTTTCGCTCTTAGGTGTACCAAGTGCTGTATGGAAGGCCAAGCAGGCGCAAAATGCAGCGGATGCGGCGAGGCGAGCTGCTAATGACATGAGAACCAGAATAGTTACCTTCGAGATCACTTCTACGCTGTCGATGGCGATAGAGCAGATCGAAGGCCTCAAGAGCTTACACCGAAACAAAGCTTGGCCTTCTGCTCTGGAGAGATACTCTCCTATAAAAAGGACTATAATCGGTATTCGTGAGCGTCAGACGGGCTTATCAAATGACCACAAGGCGCATATTCAATCTATTATAAAAGTTCTTACTGACCTGGAAAGGCAGGCAGAATTATCAATTAGGAACGAGAAAGAGGAGCCAGATATTTCGAAAGCAAACCGCTTACTATCAGATGGTCTTGAAAAGTTGCAGACCATCCTTCATACCCTAGAACCCACCTCTGACGGAGCAAAAAGCCGTGTACGAAAAAATGAAGATGTTAGTTGATCGCCTTTACTCAAAAACAGAGATAGGTCAAGTAGGCTGGCGAGAGGCACTCAGCCGAGCTGGCTTCGAGGTTAGCTTTCCTCACTATTCAATAGGATTAGAAGCTGATGAGAGTAATTTTATTACTATTAATCTTTACAACAAAGATGGAGCAGTCATGGAAAGTGTTGCGGAAAGAGATTTAAGAGCTCGTGGTTTCTCTATCGATGAAGAAACAGCCAATAAGCTAGACGAACTATATAAAATGGCTCGCCGCAAGGCGTTCGGAGTTGACGAGGCGCTGGATGAATTACTTGGTGAGCTAGAATAACTGTTTACATACTCAATTTCTATTATGGTTGAGATAGCTAGTGCTGGGATAGTGGCCCGAGCACATTGCAGTCCATATTAGCCACGGCTGGCTTGTTCGACGCTTACGCGGCTTCATCGGTGATGGTCAGACGAGACACACCCACGCCTCGCTTCTTCCCATAAAATCGGTTCTCCAGCCATGCTGGAAATCCTCGGAAAGCAGTCGCCAAGTCCTGATCCGCAACTCCTTTTAAAATACTTGCGCACTACTTTTGGCCATTGACCCACCGAACGTTGCAGCTTATGCACTCCGGTTATCCGAAGGCCCTAGGGCCTTCCGAGCAAGCCGACGCGAGGTGTTCTCTATATGTACCACATAGATGGGCAGCCAACCATCAACAATGAAGTCTTTTTCAAGGCGCTACGTAAGCACTACTTCTATGGTGCTAGCATCCCCAGAGAGACTACATCCGAACTAACAGACTATACCATTCCACAGATTATTGATATTGGTAGAGAGGTTGTGAACTTCAGCCACTTGAACAACACTCCAGCGGCTGGAGCGTTATACTCGCGCCTAGAGCTTTTCACGCTTTACACCATGAAGTCGTTTGAGCCTGTAGTCCCCAGGAAGTCACAGGGGCCAGCCCTGAAGGCCGCGATTGACTATGCCCACACCATCATCGCGCGGACAGAGCTTCTGACCCGTGATGTAACTATCGCGGCCTATAGAGGGGACCGTCGTTTCGCGTTCGATTTCGTCGGCTTTGTTGACGGCAAGCCACCTCACCGTGAGCGCAAGCGGAAGCTGAAGGACGCCGCCATTGCGGTCTCGCTCCCGACCGTCTTCCTCCAGCTCCTCACCACCCTGGCACAGCACGGCGACGATGTGGCCGCGGCCCTCCTACGGGTGCTGACTATCCCGGACCGGCCCTTGGTCGAGGAACCGGAGCCCGGTGTGGTGAAGGCCGACCTGGGGCCGGCGCTGAAGGGCATGGCGCCCAGGCGGGAGCACGCGCCCAAATTTGTGCCCCCGGACCTCCACCTCTTCCGCTTGGCCCAGCTTGAGGCGCTGAGGCCGCGCGCTGAGGACTAGACCACGAAAGAAGCGAGCCCGGCGGGATTGCCGTCCCACCGGGCTCTGAAAGGCGACGTTCCAATGTCAGACCAGTCGATAGCTGCCAATCCCGGCGACTTCAAGCCGGAGGGTGCGATCAAGCTCGCTGAAAACGCACTCGTGGCCTTCCCGGCCGACTTCAGCACTCCAGCCATGGAGGAGCTGGCCCAGGTCGCTCAGTGGGTGTGCTACCGGCTGAGGCGGCGAGATGGCCAGGACAAGCCCACCAAGGTCCCATACCAGGTGGACGGCCGGCCAGCCTCCAGCACGGACCCGGAGACCTGGACCAGCTTCGAGGCCGTGCGCCAGCGGATGGCCGGACCAAGGCCGCCGGACGGTATAGGCTGGGTGGTCCGCGAGGAGAACGGCCTGGTTCTCGTGGACCTGGACGGGTGCCGCAACCCGGAGACGGGTGAGATAGCGGCCTGGGCGCTGAAGATCGTTCGCGCCTTCAACTCCTACACAGAAATCAGTCCGTCCGGGACAGGCCTCCACATCTACGTCCGCGGCACCATCCCGGACGATGGCCGCAAGGTGGGCAATGCTGAGGCCTACAAGGCCGCCCGCTTCTTCACCGTCACCGGCCAGCACTATCCGGAGAGCCCGGACGAAATTGTGGAGAACCAGGAGGCAATAGACTGGTTCTGGCGGACCTACATCACCAAAGGCAAGCCCGAGCACAAGCCCAACGGATCAGCTGTGAACGGCCACGCTGGCAATGGTCACGACACCAGCGGACTTGACCTATCCACAGCTGTGGACCCGGAACACCTTAAGGAGCTGACCTCCGAGCTTTGCCGCGAGAACCAGCAATTTGCGGACGCGCTGGCCTACAAGCGCCGAGACTTGCTGAAGCCGGACGGGAGCCCGGACTACTCAGCCCACGACATGGCGTTGGCCACGTATGCGAGCTGGGCCGGCTGGCCGGCCAGCTACGTCCAGGAGCTGGTCCGCCAGGCGCGAGCTGGCTCCGATGAGCCCGCCAAGGGCCGGCGCCAGGACTACCTGGAGCGGACCGTGAAGCGGGCCATGGCCGACGTGGCCAGGGCCAAGGCTGAGCGCCAGCGGGCCAGGGAGGAGCACCAGGGCCAGGCCACCGCGCGCCGGCTCCGCATACGTGTCCAGGGTGGCCAGCTCCACGACCAGGTGGAGCAAGCCTCCACGGTGCTCGTGGAGCTGACACACCGGGACCCGCTGGCTGGCATCTATGTCCAGAACGCGAGGCTGGCCAGGACTGTGCTCACCAAAAGCTCCAGCTCCACCCTCCAGCTCCAGCGGCCGGACGATGCCCTGGCGATTGACGCTGTGAGCCTGGCCTACGCTCGCGGCGTCCTCACCAGGGAGGCGGATTGGGAGAAGTTCGACGCGCGCAAGGGCAAGTGGGTGCCTATCGACGCCCACAGCGACACTGTGGAGACCCTTCTGGCCAGCCGCCCGTGGCCTGGCGTGCCGGTCCTGAGAGGCGTGGTCGCCGCTCCCACCATCCGGCCTGACGGCACCCTCCTGGACCGGCCAGGCTATGACCAGGCCACCGGGGTGCTGTTCAACCCGGCCGGGGCCGTGTTTCCGGCCATTCCCGAGAGGCCTACCAAGGCCGATGCCGCCAGGGCACTGGCCAGGCTCCGCAAGGTGCTGTCTGGCTTCCCTTTCACGGGTGAGCCGGATGAGGCCGCCGCCCTCTCCGGGATCATGACGGCCGTCTATCGCAAGGCCATGCGGACGGCACCGCTCCACTGTGTCACCGCACCCAAGATGGGCTCCGGCAAGACACTCCTGGCCGTTCTCTCCGGCCTGATAGCCACCGGAGTTGAGCCCTATATCATCTCCCACGTTGAAGATGAGGCGGCAATCAGAAAGCTAATTGTCTCAACTCTGGCTGACGGCGCGCAAGTAGTAGTGATAGACAACATAGAGTATCCACTAAAATCATCCTCGCTGTGTAGCGTGCTGACATCTCCGGTTTACCGCGACAGAACGCTAGGAGTGACCGGAATGACTAGCGTCGAGACCAGCTCCACTCTGTTTGCCACAGGGAACAACTTGGTGATACGCGGCGACCTCTCCAGCCGTGTCCTCATGTGCGAGATTGACCCGAGGTGCGAGCACCCGGAGGAACGTGAGTTCGGCGGCGATCTTCTCAGTGAGGTGCGGGCCAACCGGGCTGAGCTGGTGGCCGCGGTGCTCACCATCGTGCTGGCCTACATCGCGGCCGGTGAGCCTAAGCAAGACATCCCACCGTTTGGCCGGTTTGAGGACTGGAGCCGGTTCGTCCGCTCGCCACTGGTGTGGCTGGGCATGAGTGACCCGTGCGTCACCCGCCAGCGTGTGGAAACCGGAGATGAGGACCGCACGGGGCTTGGCGCTTTGCTGGAGGCCTGGCACGCGCTGTTGGGCGAAAGGAAAGCAACCGTGAGGCAAGCTCTGGGCTCCCGTTACCAGGAGGCAAATTCCGAGGCTAGAGCGGCGCTTGGCCGTGCGGCATTGGAGGTAACAGAAGGCGATGATGGCAAGACGTTCAACTATCGTAAACTTGGCTGGTATATTAGCGGCCGGGCCAAGCGTGTTGAGAGAGGACTACGGTTCGAGCAAGTTGGAGAACAGCACGGAGATAAGGTCTGGAGGGTTATTCGCGTCGGGCAATAGGAAATCCACAGTGGGGTGAGTGTGGAGCTGTGGGCCGCAAAGGGACGGGCAAACTCCCAGCTGACACCCCTCACCACCTGTGGAAACCTTGGAACCGCAAGTAACCACTCGCCATGGCGACAGTGAGCCGGTA